GGGCGAACCGGCCAACACGCCGTCATTTGCCGCCAGGCTTTCATCGACTAGGGTGGTGCCGCTGATATTTATGCCGGTGTAATAGCCGGTCAAATCTGGGTGATTTGGCGACGTGATCGGCACCCCGCTCGACCCCGCCATAACCTTACGCGCCATCATTACGACACGCCTCCGCGATTCGTTCCCTCTATGGTCCCATCTACGTTGCTGACTATGATCCTGTGCCTTGCTGATATCGAGCTAGGTGCGGCACCGTCATTGTCCCACGCTGCAATATTGGTCAGAGTGAAAGCAAAAGCACCTGGCACCAATGTCAGATCGACTACCTGGCCTATAGACAGGTTGGCGAACGTAAGCGTCTCGTTCTGGGTAAGTGTCACCACCTGAACGTTACCGTTAGCCGGATCAATGGCTGGGCCACCGGTCGCGTGGACTTTCTCGGTTACATCCTGAAACAGGCCTCCTTTTCCCTGCGATAGGTCGCTAAGCGTCAGCGCGGTCGCGGTAGCCTCAATGCCATCCGCAGAGCTAAATGCGAAGCCTGTGGTGCCTTCCTGCGCCCTAACGATAGTCGCCACATCAGCAGTCCGGGCGGTCATTTTAACAATTTCAACGTTTGCGCTGATGTCAATCGTCGCGCCGTCGTAAAGCGTCAGTAGCTCGAAGTCGCCGCCAGTCGGCGCGTTGAACTCAACGCCTTCACCTGTGGCGAACGTCATTGATGTTGCTCCCGCCGTGATGCCGCTCGCTAGGCTGCTGATTCCGTTGTTGCTGAATAACTGAGCCATCAGGTTATATCCTCTCCAACATCAGTGCTTGTGAAGCTACTCATCCTGCCATCATTGCCGATAATTTTGACAGTGCTGCCAGGTATCGGGTCGCCATTCGCGTCAACCTCTGTCATTTTAGTGCCGTCATTAGCAAGCCTGCAGAATTCAAAAAAACGACTGTCATCGGACACACTACGGATGATTATACAGTCATTGGGCGTCTTTTGCGCCGGCGAACAGTCAGGGTCATTTTCGTGGCCCTTGTATCCGCCTTCAACCCAGTCGTAGGTAACTTCGCAGAAACCGTCAGGCGGCCAGTCGTCAGGCCCGTCGCCTCCCTCCACGCCACATATGGCAACTATATCGCCCCCCAGGCCATAGTTCAGTGATATCCCGCAATTGGACCCGACTATAATCGTAGGACCTGCGGGGGCCGACGATATGGTCCACGTAAACGACCAGTTAGTGCCGCCGCTGGGTGCAAAATTACCCGACCCCACGTCGCCGCCTGTGGTGGCGATAATAATATCACCGACTTCCTCTTTCGTGGACCGCCACCCGGTGTCATTCGACACGTTTACAAACACGGGAATGTCGCTTTTATCCGGCGGCGTTTCAGGATCTGGCCAGTCCGGCGGCGGGCTGTACTCGATATCCTCCAACGACGTAGGGTTGAACGCTGTAGGGTTGCCTGTATCAGGGTCCGTGCCGGTCACCGTGCCAATAGTGCTATCTGACGTTATGGCGTCGTTAACATCGGCCACATCACCGCCCAGGGAGTCCGCAGGGTCGGTGCCGTCATTAGTTCCGCCGCTGGCGCCCGTGTCATTGTCCCCCGGCTCGTCAGCTGGCGGTACCGGGCTGACGGGCTGATCCTCTTTGTCGTCTGACCCTTCGGAGTTAGAACCAGTCACATCACCCCGGCTGTTGATGAACGCTTCGCCGCGACTAGTGCCGATGCTTTTATATTCATCGGCAGGACCAAGCCCAGCAGGGTCGTCGTCCAGGCCCTTAACGATCGATCGAATGTCTTTTGTTATCTGGTCAGCCATTACGGTGCCGTGATTGTTAGTAGTTCGTTAGGTATTTCAATGTTTACGGTTGAAGGCGCGGGGAGCTTCCGCTCTTTCCGATCCTCGTCGCCGATCTTCTCGCCGTCAACAGTGAATTTAACCGGGTAGGTGTTCAGGCTGGTGCTGATGAAGTCCTGAAACCTAAAGTTCGTGATGTATCCCGACCAGATTTCATCATACGCCGGCGAATCGAAATGGTTGCCGAAATGCGACTGCAGCCTGATCGGGATTGGAACGAACGTGGCGTCTGTTACTGTCGGCTTGGTCGGCACATTAATGCCGTCATCCGACTGCGAGCCTGTCGCCTTGCTGATGGCCAGCTTGACCGTCGTAATTGCTGACGGCTCGTCTTGGTCAATATCGAGAAGGTGCTCGAATTGATAGACCTTGCCCCGCGCCTGAATGCGCACAGTGTCCACGTAGACGGTTTTGGTCAGGTCAATGTCCGGGTCGAGCAGCACATCGAATTCGGTGTAATTCTGCCGATGGCTGTCCAGAATCCTGCGCTTGATTACGGCCTGCGCGGTAACCACGGCGGTGTCGAAGTCCGCGCGCGTGCCGTCTTTGACCTTGTCAGTGTCCTGGTCCAGCACGAAGTCGCCATTGTCCGACAGTGCCCCGGCGGGGACCTCGTACTTCGTGAAGCCCTCCCAGGCGTCAATGTCGTAATTTGCCGTTATGCCGCGCCGGGTGTTTTCCTTGATTTCACCATATTGAGACACTGACTGAGGCGCTGTCATTTTTACCGCGTATTCTTCGGTCAGCTGCTGGGCGAACCGTAGCGCCAGGGTGAAATCGGCAGCAGTCGTGTAGACCTTGCTGACGTCCTTGGTCGACCGGGCGATGACGTTGCCGCTCTCGTCAAGCTTGATTGTTGACTGTTTAGGCGTCCAGCCCACCCCATCGTAGAACCCGGCAGGAGGTAAGTCAGTGAACACGATGTCGCCTTTTAGCACCCACCCGTTTTGCTCGATAGCTGCCTGCACGCCGTCGCGCGGCAGGAACGTTACCGGGTTCCTCAGAAACTCGGCCCAGTTGTTGAAGCCGTCCGATGTGCCGATTTTAGCCAACAGATCCCACTGATATGAGCGTTCGCGCTGACGCAGCCGATTGAATCGATATCCAAAGTTCAATGTCCACGTATTAACCAGTTGATCGCGGCTGACGAACGTCGGGACCGCAGACCCATCGACTACCTCGCTCTCTGTATACGTGACGTCCGCCGTTGCCTTGGCCGCGAAGGGGACCAACTGGAACTGGTTATACGGCGTGGTTTCATAGGCGGCGAAAACCGTGCTGATCAGGTCGCGGGCATACTGGAAGTTCTCGGCGTCTTCGTCAAAAATGAACTTGGACCAAAACCCGCCAATCTCGGTATCCAGTTGGCCGCGTGACTTGGCGTTAATCAGATCTTTGCGGTTAGTTATGCAGATGAACGACAGGAGGCTCGCCGTTGCATCGTAATCGACTTCGTCCACGATGCCTGTGAACAGTCGCTTATAGGCGAACTGATCTGCGTAGTCGATTGTGACGGACTTGGCGACCCAGTCCTCCACCGCCACCACACCCGACTCGGGCTTAATCTGGAACGAGGCGAGGATCTGCTCGCCCTCACCACCGGACACGCTGACGATGCCTGTGAGCTTAGATTGAAACGCGCCGTCAACCCTGACGATAGCCTCCCAGGCGATAGCGTCCTGCGAGGGTAACGGGTCCCTGACGCGCTGCTGCAGGTTGCGGGAGATCGTGTGAAGCTCAAAGACTGTCTGCTCGATGCCGCGCGACACGGTGTGGACTTCAAGCAGCACGACTGTCTGCTCAAGCGATCGGCTAACCGCGTGAACCTCGAAGACTTCCTGCTCGATGCCGCGCGAGACGGCGTGAACCTCGAAGACTTCCTGCTCGATCGAGCGACTGACTGTGAATGCTGCTTCCTGGTCAAAGTCGCCGCTGTTGATCGCTTTGCTGTTTATCGACCGGCTGTTAATTGCCATCGGCGGGGCCTACTGGGCGGACTCTTTAAGGGCGTTCGTTGTGAACGATAGTTCGGTGATGGTGTCGACGGCGGATACCGCGTTGGTCACCCGCACCCAGAACTCGAAGTCATTCGCAGCGCCGGACAGCACCGACGTCGCGACGGTCAGAGACGCGCCGGGGGTGGCGGCGGCTAACCCGCCCTGTGTGGTGGCCAGTTTTATCTCGGTGTCTTCGTGGTTGTTCCCCGGATCACTGTCCACCACGTCGATGATTATGTTATCGGTGCCCGGGTTGCTGTTCGCTTCAACCTTCAGGGAGGACCCCAGCGACCCGAAAAACACCTGCAGGTCTTGCGGGTTGTCGCTGAAGTCAGAATTATGCGAGAGCTGCACAGGCGCCGGCAGCGGCGTGGTCAGCGCGGTATCAGTAAAAAAATCGAATGTGGCCATCAGTTAAACTTCCTCTGCTGTTAGGGTCCAACCCTGGCGCCCTGTCAATTCGATTTCAATGAACGCCGCAAACTCGGGGTAGTACCCGACCTTGTATTGAGTCGCGCCCGCTTCGAGGTCAATTGTAACAGTGTCGACGGACACCCCAAACCCCTTGCTGATCCAATCCCCGGCTAACAGCGCGAAGCAACGCAGAGCTATGTCGCTGCGCCGGTTTGGCGTTATGGTGATAACGCGGCTGGTGGAGCCTTTCGTCTTCGCCTCTCCGCAGGACAAGACGAGCGACGAGGACAGGTCCAGGGCGTCCCAGCCCGTCGTCATCCAGCCCGACCCGCTGATCGTTGTGGATATCTTCGGCGTGTAGTTCTGCTGCGCCTTAAGCGATCCGTCCATCACCCTGCGCAGAGCTTTGCGAGTCTGCCGTATGGGTTGCGTCAGTCCTACTGCCGCCGACTTCGCCAACACTATGCCGTCAAGTTTTGGTAACACTAGCGTCATCAGGCGCCCCTCTTGGCTGCGTTCTTGATACGGTCTGACGTGTCTTTGCCCGCCTGCTTAACGCCCGCCTCTGTCGCTTCAAATTGCCGCGTGACGCCATCGACGACGATCTCCAGTACCAACGCCTTTTGCACTTCCTCGGCCTTGGTCAACGCGTCCAGCGCTATCTTTTCGAAGTTCTTGATAAACGTACCGGCAAGGGTGACTTTCTCGCCGGTTTCTTCCTCTACCGCTCTGAGCTCCCGGGCAGCTTCGAGGGCGAGCTCCGACGCCTTCTCGACGTTGCCCTGTTGCAGCTGTATCCGGGCCAGCCCCGCCGTGGTCAGCGCACCCCCCACAGTCGGGTCGCGTTTGTCCTTTCGTTCGGCGCCTATACCCTGAATCGCCTCGATGTTTGATTGCAGCTTCTCCTGCAGCTCTAGCGCACGCTCAAACTCGTCGGCGAACTCTTTGGCCATGGCCACGGCTTTATCGAGTGGCGTGTCTTCTATCTCGCCTTTTAGCCTAGCGGCGAATTTGCCAGCCAGATCCAACTGTCCCGCTATGTCCTCTGTCCCGCCGACCACCTTGCCGCCTAGCAGCAGAATCTGTCGGTTTACTTCCTCGACTTCGCCCGCCAGGTCGCGCATAGAGAAGGCCACGCCGTCCGTGTTCTGTTTTAGTGCGGACATCGCCTCAAGGTCACGCGCGGTCTCGATTAGCTCGGCCAGCTTCTCCTCTGCGGTGTCGAAAGGGTCCAGGGCCCGAACAATGCTGGTAAACGACTTGGCGATCAGAAAACCGAGGGGGGATACAAAGGTTAGCACGTTCTCGGCGAAACCCTTCGCCTCCTCGCCCGCCTCAGCAAAAGCCGCCGCAGTCTTAGACAGCGTGTCCCGCTCCAACGCGTCGAGATTTTTCTGCGACCCTTTGGCGATCTCCGACAGTTTAAGGAACTCCTCACCGGCATTCTCAAGCAGCGGGGCCAGCTTAGAAGCGTCGTTGCCGATCGACTCAAGTACAAACGTCTGCCGCTTGCCGCTTATGTTCGCCGCGTCCATCGCCTTTTTAACCGCGATCAGGACTTGAGGGCCGGCCAGTTTCTCCAGTTCCTCGATTGTGGGCCGGATTGATTTTGGCACCACGTCAAAAAAGTCCTTGAATCCTCCGCCGCCTGTAGCAGCGAATTCACCAAGCTTGTCGTTAACGTCCTTGTTGATGTCGGCGAACTGCTCAAGCGTGACGCCCACTGTCCGCGTGGCCGCGCCGTACGCCCTCAAGTCTTCGACGGCGATGGCGGAGGCAGCAGAAAGGCCCTCCAACTCCCTGATCTGCGCCACGGTCCTGCCGGCGAACGCCACGAAGGCGCCGATGCTGAACGCGCCGAGCAACGCCGGACCGATGGCGCGTAGGGTCCCAGTCAACTGATCACCAGCACGATCGACTTTTTTTAGATCACGCTCGGCAGTGCGCAACGCCCGTTCGGTGTTGTTCTCGGCCTTGAGCTTGATCGTCGTCTCATGCTTAGCCATTCGCGATCTCTTGTTTTTCCGCCCAGCCCTGCAGTTCGACGTCTGTCAACTGCATGATCTCCGCGACGGACTTGTGCAGCTTCTCGGCTAACCAGTAGTAGAACTCGTTGCCGGTGTAGACTTTCCCGCGAAGATGGCCGCCTTCATGTCCATGTAAATGCCGGTGATCGCTTCTGAGTCAATCTCGGCCATCATCGTAATGACATCGGTTTTCTTGAACAGCGCCGCGCCGTTCTCGTCAACTGCGCGATAAACAACCTCCAGGCAGATGCCTTTAATTGTCCCCTCGCTGGCCTTGACGTTCTGAATCTCGTTGGCGGTGCCGCAAGAGAGCGCGGGCTTGACGTAGATCACGCCCAACGTCTCGTTCTCAATCTTCAGGTTAGTGCCTGCCAGTGCCGCCGTGGCGGCCTTTAGTGTGTCCATCGCGCTCATATTCGTTGCCTCGTTGCCCCGGAGTTAAATCACCAACTCACCCCCGAGGCAGGGCAAGCCGGTGAACTGGTTAGATAACGTCAGCGCGTGTCAGCGCCCCGTTACCTTCGACTGTGAACGACACGGACACGACGGGGTCGTTGCCGCTGTTGGTGTACACCACGCCCGACACGATGCCCGTGCCCGACAGCTTCAGGCCGCCGGTCGTATCCTTGTCGGGGTAGAACTCAAGCGCAACCTCCGCGCCCTCTATAAGCGTATCCTGCACGGCGTCAGCATTGTCAAAATTCGCGTTAACCGTGGCAGACCACGACTTCGTGCCCGGCTTTTTGGTGATCCAATCGTCGCCGAGGCTGGGGTCCTCCGTGATGACGACAGAAGTCGTTAAGCTGAAGTCTTGGATCTCTCCGATGTCGGTGGGCGAGCCGCCGGATTTAACGGTGCCTGTTTTACCTAAGATAGTCGCCATTATTGCGATCTCCGCTCAAAGGGCACCGTGACGCTAGTCTGGTATCGCCCGTTAGTCTCACCAAGCACCGTCCGGTACGGGGCCTTAGTTTCTACAGTGCCGATCGTCTTATTGGTGAACAGCGCCACCAACTCGTCGGCTATCTGATTTGATTTTACCGTACCTACGCCCTGCTTGTCCCAGATGTTAATCGAGATGATGCCGGGGTACTGAATAGACTGGTACTGCAGCGCCAGGCCAACCGCCGTGCCGTCGAGGATCGCCACCTGTATGAAGGGCAACGGCAGTTCCCCGGCTGACGAGTTCTCGTAGTCGATCTGGGTCGTCAAGAAATTCGCTTTTAAGTACTCGACGATGTCAGAGCGGGCCGTCTCATAGCTCATGTTAAACCTGCCTCAGCCAGTGTGACCCTGATCATACCACGGGGCGCTTGCAGACTGAATCCAGTGCCGCCGGTCTTCTCCGTGGTGCCGCTGCCCTGCCCGTACCCGCCGAACTCCAGCACCTCGATCCATGGGAACGGATTGGACAGCCAGAAGGGCAGCAAGGCGGGGTTTTTGGGCACGCGGGTAATCGCTGCGTTCTTGTTCGCCGGGCCGCCGGATAGGTCAGGACGCAGTATAGAAACCTGCCAGCCGCCACGGGCGGTGCCCTTATCGACGGGAGTGCGCCGCACGATGGCGGCGAACAGTTGCAAGGACTGCGCCTCGAACATTCGGGCGGTCTGCTCCTCGACGTCTTTGCGGACGTCTTCGGCTATTTCATTCAGCGGCGGGTCGAACATGCTCTACCACCACGTTGGCCTTTGTCAGCCGCTTCGCTGTGCCCGCGTTCACGGTGGCCAGCATAACGACCTCGCCGCCCTCCCGCGTTGCGGTGAACGCCTGCCCGCTCTCGCGCTGCACGTTACCAACGTCAACCGCACGGACAAACAGACCGCGCACTAGAATCTTTTTCATAAGCGCCTCAGCGATAACCGCCACAAAACTTTATGACTGTCGACCACTGCGCGCACGATATAGTCAACGCCGTCAAGCGCCAGGCGGTCGTCTATTTTGGGGGTGGCGGTCATTTCCGACTGAATTACCAGCGCCACCAGATCGCCGACCATGATGCCCGTGGCGTCCGCCTCCTCGCGCTTAGGCGGGCGAGCAGATATCCGCAGATCTGGCTGCGTCACGGCCGTGTTGCTCTCGGTGGTCGGGTCCCACGGGCCTATAGACGAATAGACGACGCCCTCGATCAGGTCGCCGAACGTGTCGAACAGCCGGATAGCCGCCTTGTTGAACGTTGCGCGCATTACCACGTTAAGCCCTCATGGCGACCGCAGAGATGCCGCCCCCGCTGTTCTTGAGCAGCTTGGACAGCTTGAGCTCTAACGCGCGGTTCAGCTCCTCGTCGCGGGCGCCGTCCATGTACTCGACTTCTAGCCCGTCCAGCTTCTCGCGCTTTGTTGCCCGGTCGACGTTACCGCTGGGGTTCGTGCCGCCGTCCACCGCGAGTGCCGCCTCGATCTGGGCATCTTTCAACAGCTGCGGCATCTCGTCGTTGTCGATCGGGTAGCCGTCCACGGTAACGCCAAAGCGGGGCCACTGTAACGCCTGCTCTTTGGTGCCCTTCGTGCCTTTGAACGGCTGCTGCTCGATGTAGTCCATCGCGGTGATCAGCAGGACGGCAGCGGTGCCGGACACCGTAATGCTACGGTCGGCGGCATACGTGGCGAGCTCTGCCTCGCTGGCATAGCTGTTGCTGTCCGTTTTGCCTGTGCCGTCCTCGACGGTGATCGTTGCCATAGCTAGAACTCCAGCAGCTGCGCTTCGATGCCCGTGCCGCCCGTGACGGTCACGACGCCGGCCAGATACCCGCTAATCGACTTCAGCGGGATGGCGACGGACTCGCCCGCACCGATAGAACCCAGCGTCAAGCCAGAGCTGACGTCCACGTCGCCGATGCCGTCGACCGGCACAGTCGTGCCTGTGTCCCCGTCGATGTTAGGCGTCAGGCCCCCGCCCGTTACGTTGTTGAGGATCAGCAGCGGCGCTTTGCTGGCGTCAAACGCCAACGTGTCCGACGCGCCGAGCGTGGTGATTGTGACGGCCCGTTCGCCGAGCCCGAGCATTGATGTTGCTACGATTGCTGCCATTGGTTAGTCCTCTTGTAGTTCGTGGCCCTGCGCCGTTAGGTGAAAACGCGTGTTACCGTTTCTTAGGTCGTCTTGAATGATGATCTGCAGTTCCTCGTCAAGCGCCCCGTCTAACCGGATGACGACGCCGTGTTTAGACTGCCCGCCCCAAGTTACGCGAGAGGTAAACCCCGGAACAGTGTTCCCGCCCTTCGGGTCGAGAAATGCGTGGTCAAACCCCTGCTCGATAAAGTCGCTGTTGCTCTTGAAGTTGAACAGGTTTCTAAACGTGCCGTCAGAGTTTTTGACCCGCACCACTACGCCGTTCAATAGCTCCGGCTCCGACCCAAAGGAGGTAAAGTCCATTGTGCCGCCGACCGCCCCGCGCAGTTCTATGATGACCCTGACCATATCGCCGGCCTGGTCGGGTAGCGGCAGAATGCTGAATACCTGAGGACCCGGCCCACCTTGCGACACCATCCTACCGTCGGCCAGCATGCTTTTTGTCGACCGCAAAGCGATAGATCCAGAAACCGTGTAGACCCGGTTAACAGGCGAATCGAGTGTAATCGTGTCGCCTGTTACAGGATCGCCAATAGCTGCCAGTCCGAGTGGGTCTATGACCCTGGACTGCATGAAATTCGTCGTAGCTACTTCGGCCAACTCGATTATGTCGCCGAAGTCCGTGTTATGTCCGGTCGCCAGCTCGATCGTGCGGCTGTCGATCTCGGTGTCTGCCGCCAGTTCCACCGCAGCCCGTGCTTGCAGAAACGGCACAGTCAGGACAGGAGTCGTCTGGTCCTGAATGAATACGCCTAGCGCGGTATTACCTCTGTTGCTCGTCTCAAAGGATGCCTGCCAATCGTTGAGAATGTCCGTCCAGATCCCCATGGCCTGCGTGCGCCACGGCGGCGGGGGGTTGCGGTAGGGGATCTCGTCGTCAGACATTACGCAGGCTCAAGCAGCGCTTTAAGGTCGGCCTTGGTGGCGCCTTCTGGCACTTCGATGCCTTTGGCGGCGAGCTCCTGCTCATACCACGCCACAGTGCCTTTGCGCGGCGCTGTGGGCTCAGACTCGCCGCCCGATGGCGTGTCTGTCGTCGGCATTACGGGCGCTGGCTTGGCCTCCTTGCTGGCGTACCGCGTGTGCGCCTTAGAGTCAAAGTCCGACTCGTTGATGACGACATACGACCCATCGCCGTCTTCGACTCGTACTGTGGGACATGTTCCGTGTGACATGGTGAAAACCTCGTGCAGATAGTAAAAAGCCGCCATCCGTGGCGGCTGAACCTGTTAGCCGAGCAAGAGCGCGGTGTGCTCGGGCTTGAAGTTCTGGGAGCCCCAAGCCATCGCCATCTCGTAGCGGATCTGACGATACTGCTTGTACAGCCGCACCTCGAAGGACAAGCCCGAACGCGGATCAGTGATCATGATCGCGTCATCAGCCTGGTCGCCTTCTTCTGGCAGGGCAGGCGCACGGGTGGCCAGCACAATCGCCGACTTGCTGAACGCCATGTTAGGCACAAAGTCTGCACCGATCGTCATCGCGGTCGCTGATCCGGGGATAGCTACTCGCAGGCCAGGAGCCGCCAGAGTGATCGCGCCAGGAGCCGCCACACCGACCTCAACAATGTACTTGTTGGTGTCGCCTGCGAACGTCACAGGGTCGCCGGCCAGCACAGTGCCCGAGCCAGTGATCAGCGTGATGACCGTATCGCCCACCGCATACCCTGCGGTATCAGAGGTGTACGACGTGCCTGTGCCCTTCGTCACTTCTACGATCTTCGCGGACTCACGGATCTGCATTCCGTGGACGTCAAGCAGCACACCCTGGCGCAACATGGTGGCGTCGGCCGCCTCGTTGGCTTTGGTGAGCTGGGTCAGTGTCCGCATCTTCGCGCCTGCAGTGGTGTCGATAACCAGCTGCATGTCAGTAAGAGGTGCGCCGTTATCGGCGAGGATCTTACGGACGTTGGCGGTGTCCGTCAGCGTGGAAGCAAACGGCGTGGTGCCCGCCGTGCCGAATGCACGCGACGTGGTGCTGGCCAGGCTGGCGAGATCCGCCTCGATCTCGTTGGTGAGCGTGCGCATCGCCTGCGCGAATTCGTCCTGCAGCATCCGGCGATACCCGGGGCCGCTATTCGCACCCTTCTGCTGCTCGCCGGTCCAACCGACGTCAACACCACGGGACTTGGTGATCGTGATCGACTTATTGCCGGGCGCTCGCGCAGTGTTAGCGGGCGAGGTAGCGGCGGGGGTAATGTCGAACGCCGAACGCGCTTCAGCCACAGGCGAGCGCACGAGTTGGCCAACAGCGGCGCGGGCCACGTCAGCGTCAAGGGTGACTGACGGGATAAGGCCCACCAGTTCGCGAGATACTACGTCCAGAGACTCATAGAGGTCTGGCACAAGGTTTGTCAGAGTAATCGACATGGGGGTGGTTCTCCGTTAGTCGGTAATTTCTCCGCCGCCCTTGACGTGGGCCATTTGGCCTTTTGGGTCAAGTCCGCCGAACTGTTCACGTGTTAATGTTTTCTCGGCAGCTCCCCCACCGTCACCAGCTCCGCCAGATCCCCCGCCCGAGCTCTGATTACCCTTCAACAGCGAGCCGAAGCGCGCGTCACCGGCAATCTCTTTTTTCAGGTCTTCAACCGTCGCAACGGTTAGTTGCCCTGCGGCATCGAGTACCTTAACGCCGTCATCAGTATGCTGCAGACGCTTGCTGATGAACGTGGAAAGCAAATCAACGTTCGCCCCCTCCGCCAAGTCGCCAGCAATGCGCATTGCCGCATTCTGTTGTTTCTCCGTCGCGATGCCAGTTTTCAGGCTAGCAAGCGCTGTGGCTGTCTCCTCCAGCTTAACGGCTCCCGCCTTGTACAGCTGCTCGAAGTCGCCCGCCTGCTCGGCAGCTAGTCGTGCTGCCTCTGTCGCGCCATCTTTCACGTCCTTGACTTGGCGCTCGGCAGTTTTTCGCAGCGCTCGCTCGCTCTGCAGTGCCGTTTTCAACTCCGCGCCATCGTCCAGCCCGTCAACCTGCAGAAGAAACTTCCCGTCCTTCTCGGCGTAGAGCGCCTTTATTCCTTCGTCCAGCCCGTCAAGACTGTCCACCTCGTATTTTAAAGCCATTTCTCACCCTCCCGGTGATGTCGTAGGGCATCGCGCCCCGTGTTGATTATATGCCGTGCGGCTGTGCGTGGCAATAATGCCGGTTTTTAGTTGACAATGCGGAAAGTTAGCGCTACGGTTTGGGGGTGTTTAACACTACGGGGAGAAAACGGATAATGTCAAAAATTACTAACGTCGGGAAAGGCGTCGTCGGGCAGCGGAAAGGCGGTGATCCAGAAGATGAACGCGAAAACTTCTATACCTGCGCCGCCTGTGGGCAAGCGGTAGACATGCGGGACTTAGGGCAAGTTTTCCACCACGAAGATGCGGGGCACGAACCGATCGATTTAGACGCATAGCCCCGCAACTAACTAGCGAGAACCCCTATGAGTAACGAGAAAAACAGTATCGATTTAAAACCGTGCCCTTTTTGCGGCTCAGCTGCAACGTCACACCGATACATGTCGGTGGGTGACGTGCGGTATATGACCTATTGCTCGAGTCGAGCGTCAAGCAGCGGCTGCGCGGGAACGTCCACCGCGAGTAAAGCGACGCAATACCTGGCCGACGTCCACTGGAACCAGAGGGCCTAACCGCGCAACGGGGCGGTAGTCAGTCCCGCATCATCGAACGCTATCGGGTTCAGGGCCTGCAGCTGCTCAAGCGTGTAGGTCCTGCCTGTCTCATCTCTGAACCGGTCGATCGTTAACCCCCCCTGTCTGAACAGCTTGCCCCTGGTTGGCCCTAAAAACTCGTCCTGAAACCCCGCCGACTGACGCTTGAGGAATGACCCAAAGTTGACGTCACCGCGCAGCGTGCCTATCTCGTCGCCCACCGCAGGCCGCTCGCCGGTTAACCCCTTGATGGCGAATTCGTCCTTGACCACAGGCACGCGTCGGCTGCGGCAGTTCCAGTGCGCAGGCGGGTACGGCCCAAGCCCGACCGGGTAGATCGTCCCATCGCGTCCGGCGCAGATCAGCGTGGTGCGCCCGTCCAGCGTGGCGACCCACTCCTCGCCCTCCAACAACGCCGCATTCTCGATCATTACGGCTTTGCTCGCCTGGTTGGCGGTGTGGTTCATGACTGTGCGCACCAACGCATCGACCTGGCGCGTCTGCCTGGTGTCGATCAGGGTGGCCACGCGCCGGGTGGTGGTGTCGAGCGTATCGCCCAGAAACATGCCGTCGCTGATCGTGGTTATGATCTCGCGTGATTTGGTGGACCCGAAGTCTGCCAACGCCTCGGCGATAGTGATCGCGTTGGGGCCGAGTGGGGCGGCCATAGGGGTGCTGCGGACGATCTGCCCGACCAGTGCGTCGGACGGCAGCTGCATGATGGCTGTGGTGGTCTGTTGGCCGAGCTCAAGGGAAAACAGCGCTTCGGATGACGCAAAGGCTGTGACCGCCTCGTCGAGCTGCGCGCCGAGCTGAACCATCGAGTTACCGGTCAGCCCCTCGATGTCCCGCAGCAGCAGGTTTAGCCGGTTCGCCTGGAACTCTGTGGGGTCGCGTTCCATCCGAGCCGTGACGGCCTTGCGCATGCGGGCCAGCAGTGCGGCAGCTTCGTTAGCCTGGCCGCCCGCAAACCGCTGCACGAAAACATTGTGCCGGGTAGCGACATCGACGACGAACGTTTCGGCGGTCATTCAATCGGGCTCTCGCCTTCCAGCTCGCCGTCGATATCTTCGTCGGTGCGGGTGGCGCCGATCCATTCAGTTTTGCGGAGCCTGGTGCGCACATCGACCTTAGCAATCAGGCCGCGATCGAGTAGCGCAACGCCTGCCAGGATCTCCTGCGGATCGATGCGGCTGTCGAAGAACTCCCGGTTAACCGTGACCATGTCGTCGACTGGCTCACCCCCCATGAACTCCAGCGCCCAGGTCACCGACTGGGTCAGCGCGTCCTGCACGTTGCCTGCCAGGGTGCCCAGCTTCGACGTGCGGCCCGCATGCACGATCTTGACCTGATCGACGCGCATGTCGCCCGACGTGTCCCTGATAATGTTGGCGCCGATCTTGACGAGCTGACCCTCTTTGGCCTCCATGCCTTTGGACGGCATCTGGTTGGGTTCAGCCTGCGCAATGCCGAACGAACCGCCGACAGGCAGCACCACCACGGCACGCGACCCAATCATAACGCCGCCCTTCATGGCCTTGTCGACCCACGCCTGCGTTAGGCCCGCAGCCCACGGCGTCGGCTGCCCGACCATGAAACTGGACTCCTCGAAGTCCGCGCTGTTGCGGTAGTGCGCGATATTGACCTCGGCGATGTCGTACAGGCAGGCCTTGTCGGGCGTCTCGTCGTTGTTGTTGGTGCCGATGAACTGGAACGGGATTACAGCCCACAGCGAACCGTCGAACTTACGGGGTGTGATCGCCTGCGTGATCGGCACGCTGTCCTTGTTGAATACCTGCTGGTGGTAAACCCCTTCGATCATCATCAGCACGCGGTACTGCTTCTCGCACACCACGCCGAAGCCGTCATCCTGCACCACTTCGACCGGTTCGCAGAGCACGACGAGTGACAGGCGTCTGACGCCGTCGACCACTGCCGTGCGCCAGTTGATAATCGATTCGGCGACATACGGCAGAATGTTGGCCTGCAGCCCCAGGCGCCGCACCTGTTCGACTGTCAGGTTCTCTGGCGCTGTCGGGTAGTCGGTCAGCAGGCCATAGCGCCCCGTCTGCAGCGTATCGCCGACCGCGTCCTGCGCTAGCTGGCTGAGCGACAGTCCGCCGCCGGTTGCGTTGTCCGTCAGGTATTCGACCTGCGTCGGCAAGTTCAACGCCAGCGCCTGCCTGAACACCATGCCCAGGAAGCCGTCGCGGGTGTTGCCTGTGAAGTTGGCGAACGACGCGCGCTTACGGTACGCGGCGTAGCGCTGCTGGTTCTCCTCACTGAAGTCGTCAGCGTTAGGCGGTGGCAGATACCGCGTGCCGGCCAAGCTGGACATGGCGTTGCCGCGCCCGGTCGTCGTCGTCGTGGATGCGCCACTGTCAGCCCGCGCCTTGATGGCAGATGACCCGGCGACGCAGTCGCGCACCAGCAGCCAGTCGGGCAGGCGCTTGTCGTAGAGTTTGTGCGTGTCGGTTACCGGCATGCTGTCACCTTGAGAAAGTTACGGTTAGTTCGGTCGCTACGTCTTCGATCGGCCACTCAAAGTCGACCATGTACCCGATCGCTGTCGTTATGTGCTGGTACTCGTTCTTGTCGTCCTCTTGGAACGCGCTGCCCTTCTTCAGCTGCACGGTCGCGAGTCCTTTGTGATTATACGGCGCAGTGTGGGGGTTGACAAACAGGCTGGTGTGGCCGTCCGCCGTCAGTATCTTAGCCCTGACCGCGTTCTGCCTGTCCTTGATGGCGGGGTGCGCCGCTTTCACGTTGCGCGTGAAATGCCATCCGTGCGACCGCAGTACGTCCTCCATCCGCGTGTAATCCGACTCTTTGCCATGCTTCTCGCCTGCCTTGCCTGCCGGGTCGCCGTAGATGATGACGTGCCTGTTCTGGTGGTCCTTGTACCGCTCGACGAACTCGACGGCGCTGTCTGTGGTGGTGGCGCTGGTGAGTATGATCTCCTCAAGCAGGTAGACGTCGTTGACGTTACGCCGCACGCCGATACCGCTCGACATGGGGGTGTAATTGAAGTCATGGAACCACAGCAGCTGCTCGTGCGGCAGGATCGCCTCGTCGGTGTAATTTGCCTCGCCATAGTCCCCGTAGATCCGGCCCGTTGCTGTTTCGAATGACGCCTCGAATTCCTGCTTGTACTGCTTCGGAGACATTGAGCGCTTAGCCGCAGCGATCACATCGGCCGGCAGGATCTCGGCGGACTTCCAGTGGTACAGGCGCCACTCGGGGTCGCCTGCCGTCCTGGCGTACTCCGCCATGTCGTAGTAATGGTTCAGCCCGTCAGGCACGCCCAGCAGCCAGCACCACGCCCTGTAGTCCGGGCGCTCCGGGTGGACCGTGTTCAACGCCGGATAGATATGCGACTCCCAGGCGTGCGCCTTAATGTCCGCTATCTCGTCGACGCCGCCGCCGGTCCACGATACGCCCTCGATGCGTTCTGGCTTGTCCAGGCCGATCAGGTGAATCTCGGTGCCGTTGGGGAAGAATATTTTAAGCTCTGACTCGCTGGGAGTGCGGGGCAGAAAGGCGGTCAAACAGAGCGCCTTCATGTCGTCCCAGTAGATTTTCTTGACCTGATCCCGGGTAGGCGCGGCGATGAAATAGAGCTCGTCGGGGTTCCGCATCGCCTCCTTAGCCACGAAGCGCTTGAACCGCTCGGTCTTGCCTGACCGCCTGCCTGCCGGTATGACCGGGAAGCGCACGCGCTCATCGACGAGGGCGAGCTGCACGGGGTGATCGATCAGATCATACCACCGGGCAAACTGGCGTTCTTGAAGGGGCGTCATGGGCGCGCCCACCGCAATGCCGCCTCTCGCCGGACACTGCTGGTGGGGGAGAATTGAACGTAGGCCGCCCCCTCGTCTCCGTGGCCGCAACACGCGTTCACGGCCCCGGGCACTGTCCCGAGACACCCGTCGTGCCCCTCTGCGGTGTCCTTCGCCCCGCAATGGCCACAAGGGCGCACATTCCCGGCAGTCGGTTGGCCATCGTCGGCGTAGACCCACGCACCCTCGACCAGTTCAATGGCATGGCCACGCAAGCGGTCTTCTGTGGCCGTCACTTCGGTAGCCTCTCAGCCAGTTCGCGCAGAGCATCGGCCGCGCCGTCTCCGCTCTCTTGTCCGCCAGGGTCTTTTTTGAATAGATGGGGCTGACGGTTGCATAGCCAGAACAACGCGGCGCCAGTGTCAGGGGGCAGCTCTTCCTCGACGGAGTGGACCTCGACGCCGCCTGGCGTGTTGATCGCTTTCTCTTTCGTCACGGTACAGCCGACGGCCCGGCGGTAGAGCGCGGACATTACCTCGGCGTCCTTCTCGGCTTTACCGTCCAGACACGCCGCCTTGAACTCAGCGTGCCGCTTTTTCCACCGGTATAGTGTGGCGACGCCTATGCCGAAAAAGTCCGCCAGGCGCTCGTCAGTGTACCCCAGCATGCACAGCTTGCCTGCCTGCCCGGCGAACTCCGATCTGTAGCGTGGCTTCGGCCCGCGTTTACCCATCCCGACCTCGTGTGCGCAAAAAACTATCAGGTTTCATTGTACACGCAGCGCGCGCCCCCCGCACCTCTCCGACAAAACGGCCAATTAGTCCGATCTGCCCCACAAGGGTGTAACACTGTGACACTAAAAACCCCCTATGTTGTTTATTTTTTATATATACCCTTATATATTACATTTACTACTATATATCTTTATATATAAAAATAGAGTTACAGTGTTACAAGCCCCGCCCTGTCTGGTTTTCCACACTGTTACGCCTAGTGTTACGTAACACTATACGCCGTTTATGTGTTACGCGGGGACTTGACGTGCCGCAGTGTAACACTAGCTTGTGACGCGCTTGTAACGCATTGACAACACAGCACAGCTAGCCTATATTTCTCACACTGCGTAAACTGCACAGGGGGTTAAATGTGTCCATAACGCTATTAAAACCGCGAGAAGTGGCTGAAAAGCTGCGCATATCGGTCAGACAGGTATACACAATGATCCGGCGCGGGGACCTCACCGGTGTCCGTTTTGCCGGCACTGTGCGCGTTGACGCGTCCAGCCTTGACGAACTAATAGAGGCGGGCCGCACCCAGCCCAAGGGGCGTGCATGCACCTAGCTGACCAGTTGTATTGCGCAGGGCTGCCTGTTTTCCCGTGCCGCGCAGATAAGAAACCTGCAGTCGGCAAGGGCGAGGACTGGCGCGAAGTAGCCAAGCGACAGCCAAGCGACAGCCATTGGCCGTCGGACCTGATCGGGGTGCCAATACCCCCCGGTGTGGTGATCATCGACCTCGACACGTATAAAGGCGTCACCCGCGAGCAAGCCGAGCAGGTTATCGGCTGTGCGTTGCCGTGGGACTTGGCACTAATTCAGACCACACCACAAGGGGGGCAGCATTATGGGTTCAGAGTACTATGGGACGTGCGACAGGGTTCTGACATGGGAGTCGACGGACTGGACACCCGAGTGGCCGGGCGCGGCTATATTTGTACTGGAGCCGGTGACGGTGGCGCATATGTGGCCTGCGGATTTGGCCTGTTTGCTCTTGCCCACCCTGAAGCCCTACCCCGACTGCCAGAAGCTGCACGCAGCACGCTGGAACGCGTACAAGCGGAAAGGCCAGAACACGGACAGGCGCAGCCAAGCGATGCGGATGGCGAGACGATCCTCCAGGCGCTCCGCCACGTTGACCCCGACTGTAGCCGCACCGAATGGTTGAAAATCGGCCTGGCCCTGCGATCGCATTACGGCGACGACCCAGAAGGCGAAGGGTTCACACTATTCGATCGGTGGTCTGCCGGTGAGCTCACAGCAGCCGGTGATTGCCCCGCCAGCTACGCCGTCGACGATCAGGGCCACCAGTGGGCGTCATTCAAGGCAGACGGCGCCACAACGCTCGGCTCGCTGTTCTACGCCGCTATCCAAGGCGGATGGTCGCCACCCCCAACACTTGACACCGCGCTGGCTTTCGGCGCTGGAGCAGTTGCTGCCGATCAGTTCGCCGACATGGTGGACCGGCTACAGGAGCACGGCGGCGACCCGAAGCACACGGACAGTCTGATCGACGGCGTGCGCACTCTCGGCGGTAACCAGCTCCAGACCGCAACGCTGTTGGCCCTACTGCAGCGCGAGCTCAAAGACGCCGGCCTGCTGACCAAGCCTATACGCCAACAGCTGGACCGTGCGGCGGGCGGCGTGGCCGTATCACGGGCCGCAGGAGAGTACGGGAAGAACCACACAGAAAACGCGACGCTTTATGTTGAGCGATACCACCCCCACGCCACGCTGTTGCGCTCGGACCAGGTGTGGTACGCATACGACGGCAGGGCGTGGGTTGAGCATAGCGACGATGATCTAAAGTGCGGCCTGTCGCTTGACATGGCGCCCAGCCTGCCCCAGCTCTCGAACATCGGCGGCACCTATGGCGTGATGGCCCAGATGTGCCACGCGCGCGGCCGTACCATTGGCAACGTCGACCCGGCGCTGGTGTTGTTCCAAAACGGTGTGCTGGATCTGGGCACCGGTGCGCTATTGCCGCACAGCCCCGAATATTTCACCACAAACATATTGCCGTACAATTTCAAC